TGCGACAACGGAGTTGTAGAAGGACGTTTTGCAAGCGGTATTGTTAATACTGTTATCCAAGGAAAAGAGTTTGGTTTAAACATTGTCAATACTATCCGTGTTAACGGAAATCAAATTGCACGTCAAAGACAATCATTGTGGGATTTTTGGTCTGATCTGTCTGATAGCGAATGGTTATTGTGGGTTGATTCTGATATTATTATTACCCCTCAAGTAGTAAAAATGCTTTGGGAGGTTGCAGATAAAAAAACTAAACCAGTTGTCACTGGTACATACTTTGTTTCTGCAGAAAATGAACAAACACTTATGAGACCAATGCCAGCATTATATCTAGAAACAGGCGATATATATAAAACACAAGTTTTGCATCCTTTGCCAGAAAATCAAGTTGTTCCTGTAGATGTTGCTGGGTTTGGACTTATGCTAATGCATCGTTCAATAATTGATCCAGTAAAAAATGCTGCTGGAGATATTTCTGTATTTGGAGAAAATCAACAGGCTGCTGATAAGTTTGTTAGTGAAGATGTTTCATTCTGCCGTAATCTTAAAAAAGCAGGAATTCAATTACATGCACATACTGGAGCAACTGTTCAACATATGAAAACATTTTCATTTGATAAAAATTATTACAATATTTATTGGGATGCTATGAATAACGGAAAAATTAAGAAGCCAGAAAATGGCTGATCCAAATCAAACTCTACAGAGAGGTGATTGGGCTTGTCCTTGCAATGGGTGCAAGAAGGCTGTTGCTTTTGAACGTAAACAGTTAATAGAACTACTAGAAGTAGCCAAAGTTAATTATCAAATTTATCGTGGATCAAGTTTTGATAAAGATGGTAATCTTCTTTGGATGAAAGATGATGTTGAAGCATACTCTGAAGGAATAGATGCTGCGATTGATTTAATAGAAAGCAGAATGGATAAAAAGAAGTGAAACTTTTAGCAATTGGTATGCAGCATCATGACCACAATGCATCATATTTTGATGGAGAAAGATTACATTATCATAAGTTTGAAAGAACTAAACAAATTAAACACTTTGAATATGAAAATAGGTGGGAAATATTCAAAGATGTTCAAGAACTATGGAACTTTAAACTAGAAGAGATAGATGATATTGTTATTGATTATGATTATGCTACATTTTTTCAAAACATAGAATCAGAATTTGATTTAACAAGACCAGAAGTTTTATTTTACAGAATACCAAAAAAATATAATCCTTTTGAATCTTTTGGTATTAAAAATGCATGGCATATAAGCCATCATTATTCACATGCTCTATCTACTTGGATGCTTGAAGATAAAAATAATTTACCAAGAGTTAGAGTTGTTATAGACGGCATGGGAAACAATAAAACATGTACAATTTTTGAAAACAATGTTGTTATAAAAAGTGTATATGAGGCTGATGCTGGATCAATTGGGTTTCATATGAACAATGCTGCTATGTGGCTTGGCGTAAACAAATTGAGTTCGCTTGACAATGCTGGCAAAGTTATGGGCTTACAGTCATACGGAAGGGTTCATGACCAATACTTAAAAGAAATTAGTGAGTTTGGAATTGATAATGCTAATGCCATATTTGACCTGACTAGATGGAATAACTACATGAAAGATCCATTGTTAACTAATCTTACCCCCCTTGACTGGATTAGAACTGTGCATGAAAGAGTTGGGGATCTTTTAGTAGAACTATTTAGTAAGTATGTCAATCAAGAAGAAAGCGTTTCTTACTCTGGAGGAGTAGCACAAAATGTTGTATGGAATACAAAACTAATTCATAATTTTCCTAATATAATTATTCCCCCACATTCTAGTGATGAAGGATGTAGTTTAGGTGCAATTGAATGGTTAAGAAAATATCACGATCTTCCTGAGTTTAAACTTGAAAACTTTCCATATTGTCAAAATGATTATGCTCCAAGCACAGAGCCTACAGATGAAACAATTAAATATGCAGCAAAAATGTTAGCAGAAAACAAAATTGTGGGTTGGTATCAAGGACATGGAGAAGTTGGTCCAAGAGCATTAGGTCACAGGTCTATATTGATGAATCCCTCAATACCCATTGGCAAAGAGATTATTAATTCTGTTAAAAAACGAGAAAACTATAGACCATTTGGAGCATCTGTTCTGTCTGAGCATGTATTAGATTATTTTAAATATGATATAAAAGATCCACACATGCTATTTACTAATGACTTTAAGGTTGATACGTTCCCCGCAATTACTCATGTTGATGGCACTTGTAGAACTCAAACGGTAGAAAATGATGGATCTGCATATAGAAAACTAATTGAAGAATTTTATAAGTTGACTGGACATGCATTAATTCTGAATACTAGTTTAAACATTAATGGAAAACCAATTGCAGGATATCCCGAGAATGCTATTGACTTATTTGAGTTCTCTATGATAGACTGTATGATAATTGGTAATACAATATTAAATAAATAATGGTCTGTAGTTCAGTTGGCAGAACAAGGCACTGTTAATGCCTGGGTCGTAGGTTCGAGTCCTACCAGACCAGCCAAGCGAATATTGCATAGTGGTAGTGCGTAACCTTGCCAAGGTTAATGTGCGAGTTCGATTCTCGCTATTCGCTCCAAGGTCCGTTAGTTCAGTTGGTTAGAACGCCACCCTGTCACGGTGGAGGTCGTGAGTTCAAGTCTCATACGGATCGCTAAGTCTCCATCGTCTAGTGGTTAGGACAACACCCTTTCACGGTGTAAACGAGAGTTCAATTCTCTCTGGAGATGCGCCTCCTTAACTCAGGGGTAGAGTACCCGCCTTGTAAGCGGGTTGTCATAGGTTCAAATCCTATAGGAGGCTCGTGGCACACTTATCAATTAAAGAATTGTCTAAGCGCAATAACTTTCAAACCTTTGTTTATAGGATAGGCATTGGTCAAGGGTTTTATCTTGTTAACACAGACATGCTTGTTAAGTTAAACAAGTCTATTTTAGAAAATATTTTATCAGTTGATGATTTAAATAACTATAAAGTTGGTAGATCAATACAATTGCCAACTGAAACTAATGATTTAGTTCCATTAAGTATGCTTTATAAAGACTCAGATTTTTCTACTAGAACACAAAACACAACAGCCAAACAAGATGAACAAATATTCAACATTGCATGTTTAATGGATAGCATTAAAGAAGGAACTGGCTTAGATTATGTTCCTATTAAAATTATTGATAATATATATAATGTAAAATCAATTAAGTCCTTAGGAGACAAGTCCAAGGCTGATTTTTGTTTTATAGATATAGAAGGAAAAGAAGTAGGGTTTATATCCCACAAAGATGGCATAAGCCCTAGAGACTTTCAACAATGGTCTGGAACATCAAAAAGATTTCAAGAAGAAATATTTTTACACCCTGAAACTCAAGACTTTATTTCTACTTTAAAAGAAAGTTTTAATGATAATCTTCCATCAGCATCAACAATAGCAAGAAAAATATCAGATCAAAGATTAAAATATCTTGCCGTATTTGGTAATAATTTTGGTCAAGAATTTGGCAGAAATAATGTTGAGGCTGTAATGCAAGGTAGTCTACAACTTATATTTAAGAATGATTATTGCGAACTAATTGGATCTCATTATACTATTAAGAATGGAGAGATGCCTGCTTATGGTTATGAGCCAGTTCTTATGGCGGTGCACAAAAGGGATAGAAGTGATCATTGGATCAAAAACTGTAGGGTAACTATAAATCCACTTGGTAGTAGAAAAATCAAGTTATTTATATAGTTGATGCTATAATTATATAAAAGGGGTAACATTGACTAAAATTGTTTTTTTAGGTAACTTTAGGGTTGACTATAGTAGTGAGACGCACCATGCAAATACCCTGGAATCTTTGGGGCACAAAATAATAAGAATGCAAGAATCTGAAGCAAAAAGTGAAGAGATTCTTAAAAACGCCATAGACTCAGATCTATTTATTTGGATTCATACGCATGGATGGAGAACTCCTGGAAAGTATGAAATGGGTCAGGTTCTGCGTACCCTTGCAGATTATAAAATACCAACAATGACTTATCATCTTGATCTTTGGTTTGGTTTGCAAAGACAAAAAGATTTAAATAATCATCCAGTTTATAAACATATAGGTCATTTTTTTACGGTAGACAGGAAAATGGCAGAATGGTTTAATCAAAAAACAAATGTAAAAGGTCATTATGTTCCCGCTGGAGTTTATGATAAAGAGTGTATATTTAAAGAAGTTCAATTAAATAATGATGTAGTTTTTGTTGGAAGTAAAAAATATCATCCAGAGTGGCAGTACAGACCAAAACTAATTGATTGGCTTGAAGATACTTATAAAGATAAGTTTAGTCATTATGGTAATGGTGGATTACCATCGATACGTGGATTAAAGTTAAACAAGTTATATTGGTCAACAAAAATAGTTGTTGGAGATACTCTTTGCATTAATTTTAAATACCCAGATTATTGGTCTGACCGTGTTTATGAAACAATGGGACGTGGTGGATTTATTATTCATCCATATATTTCTGGTATGGAGACAGAATTTGAAGATAAAAAACATTTAGTATTCTATGAATATGGAAACTTTAATCAATTAAAACAACTTATTGATTATTATTTAGAGCATGAAGAAGAGCGTGAAACTATAAGAAAAGCAGGTCACGAACTTGTTAAATCTAAATATACATATAAAAATAGATGGCAACAAATATTAAAGGAGTTAGGAATATGATATACACAGTCCCAATTGCTCAACTTATTAAGTTTGATTTAAGAGATGATTATGAAACTGATGAGATTGTCGTTAGAGAAATATGGAAAGAAAATGTATATGAAGTTAAAGATACACATCTTAATCGTGGTGGAGTAGTAGTTGATATTGGTGCAAACATTGGTGCATTTTCGATCTATGCCGCTCATTTTGGTGCTACTGTATATGCTATTGAACCAGAACCGCATAACCTAGAAGCACTGAAAAAAAATATTAAGATTAATAATATGGAAGATAAAATTTATCCCTGCCCATATGCAATCAGTGATTATAAAGGGACTGCTATTATTCATGATAGTGGTGGTGGATCAAGCATTAAAGATGATGGAGCATTTGGTGCTGAAGTAGAGGTAATGCCACTTGATAATTTCTTTAATCTTTATCATATAAATCAAGTTGATGTTCTCAAGATTGATGTTGAAGGTGCAGAAACAGAAATTATTTTAGGTGCATCACAAGAAAATTTAAATAAATGTAAATACATTGCCATGGAGTTCGATGTTCGTTCTGGTAGACAGATGGGTGAAATGGTAAAGAAACTTTCTGAAACACACCATGTTCGTACAATGGGATCTTGGGAACGTGGCGGTATGATTTGGGCGTGGCTTTATTAATGAGACTAGGAATAATTGCTAGATCAGATAATACTGGTCTTGGTAATCAAACTAAAGAGTTAGTAGATATGCTTAACCCCACAAAGGTTATGTTAATTAATTCTCAACCATTTAATAAAAACAAACAACATCCAGAATGGTATAACGCTTACGATTGTCAGCATATTAGAGGCTTTCCAAAATCCCAAGACATGAAATCATTTTTAAAAAATCTTGATGTTATTTTTACATGCGAAACATTTTATGGGAAAGATTTTATTCCTATGGCTAAAAAACTTGGTGTTAAAACATTTTTACAATACAATTATGAGTTTTTAGACCATCTTCAAAACCCCACCCTAGACCTTCCAGATACCCTATTAGCCCCTAGTTTATGGGGTTTTGAGGCTGTTACAGAGGCTTTTGGACATAAGGCTGCTGTCATTCACCTACCCCCACCTACAAGCCCAGATCTTTTTACTATGTCTAAAACTAATAATCTTAATAAAGATCATAAAAGATTATTACATATTGGAGGCAAGGCTGCTCATCTAGATCGCAATGGAACAAACACAATAATTGAAATGCTTAAGTATTCTAGGGCAGATTACGAAATTGTTATAAAGTCTCAATCTCCACTAAATATTAATACAAAAGACAATAGATTATCTATTGATATAAAAAGCCCAAACAACAGGCAAGATCTTTATGATGGTTTTGATGCGATGGTGCTTCCAAGACGGTATGCAGGATTATGCCTTCCTATGAACGAAGCATTACTATCTGGACTACCTGTATTTATGACTGACATATCTCCTAATAATAAGGTATTGCCAAAGGAATGGTTAGTACCGTCGCAAAAAATAACGGAATTTAAAGCAAGAACAATGATTGATGTTTATGAAGCAGATCCAAAATTGCTTGCTAAATTAATTGATGATTATGTAAACAACACAGATAAGATACAGGAAAAGAAAAAGGCTTTTGATATTGGATATAATAATTTTTCTGTTGATGTTTTAAAAGATAAATATATTGATATATTAAAATAAGGCGAGTCCATTTCTAGACCCGCCTTACTTAACTAACTAAATTACTTAGCAGTCTTCTTCTTTGGCTTTGCAGCCTTAAGAGCCTCTTCGACTACAGACACCTTTGGCAAACGACCAAATGCTGCATCGTTAGGATTGATTGCACGTGCTGCTACTGGAATGAGTGCACCAACAAGTGCTGCCCATAGATCCTTTGGATCTGTTACTCCTGCAACGTACAATGCTGCTACTGCACCAACAATCGAACGACCGTATGATGCAAGCATTGCTTTATGTTTCTTACTTAGTTCCATTTTTTCCTCCTAGGATAGAACCTTTATTAGTATAGCATAGCCAGC